GTTTAGGATATTGTTCTGCAATATATGTATATGGGAATTGTGTCATACCAAACACGAGGTGTGGTTGACTAGAATAAAGTTCTACAAACTCTTTTGCTTCCTTAATAGTAAGGAACTTCATAGGATTGACATTCTTGCCATCCAGAGTTGTAAAACCAGTTTCCTTCTTTACAGGAACATAAAGAGTGGGTTCGTACTTAACCTTGTAGTTAGAACGAACACCATCTTTGTATCCACGAACAAGAAGTTGATTACCCCATTGGGCAACGTGAGTATAAAATTTCAATACATTTTTCCTTATCAAAGAGTTTCATTATATACGGTTTAAGGGAGAATGTCAAGAGAAAAGTGGTAATTGTTCCTCACTTGAAAAGTGCTTGTCAATCATATCAATAATATCTTGTGCGTCTGCAATCTTTGACAGTTCGCATTCTACTGCTTCTGCAATATCGGAATGTTCCCCAATACCAGCAGGATTCTTTAGGTAGATACCAACATTTGCTTTATGTAGTGCAATCTTACCTTCGTTATGTTTCTTAATTGCTTCAAGTAGTGTCATTGTTTTTCCTTCACCAGTTGTTTCTATCCATAAACATAGACAGTATTTCTTTTGTGATACTTCTCTTCTGGTCTTTAATAATTGGTTTTGATGCAGCAGTGTTGAATACTGCTTCAACCCCCATAAGTCCAGGCGTAGAATTTACCTCAATCAAATACGGTCTATCTTTATCTCGATTTTTAGATGGAATAAAGTCAACACCGACCATCATTCCATCTACTGCTTTTGCTGCCCGAATTGATTCTTCTTTCTCCAATTCAGTCAATTCATGTATCTCTGGTTCAGAACCTTGGGATACATTACTTCTAAAGTCATCACTGATAACAGGGCGTTTCATCGCACCTAGTATTTGTCCAGCGACAACGATAACTCTAACATCGTAATCTGTCTTAATATATTCTTGAAGAAGAATATCTACATATTCATCTTCTCTGTATAGTAGTTGGATAACACTGTGAAGAGACTTTAAACTCTCAATCCACATGACACCAACACCTCTAGAACCAGTAGAGGTTTTTAAAATCATTGGGAACTTGTTTCCAAGTTTCTCTGCTGCGTCTGCAGCTCCTTCTGCGTGTCTAACAAGAACTGTATTCGGTGTATTGAATTTTTCTCTTTGAAAGACAACTTGGTTAAACCATTTGTCACCACATATATCGTGGCACTTAGTAGAGTTGATAATTGTGTAACCTTTATTCTCTAAGTTATTAATAGTTACCCACCATGAACGGTTTCCAAGTTTTGTTGTTGAACCAAGTCCTCTCGCCATTACAAGTGTATCTTTTGGATTTATCTTAAATGGTTTGTCATACTCAGCATCAGACTTCATTGTAGGAAGTTCTGCTCTCCCTGTATCTTCTACAGGAAAAGAATAGACTAATTCATTCTCTCCATCACTTTCCATATATGAACCAGAGAATTCTGCAAGGTATACAGGTATACCCATCTTTCCAGCAATCTTACGAATCATAGGGCCCGTTTCATTTGGGTCTAATGGATCGTCATGCGAAAGGATTAGAAGTTTGTACTTCTGCTCTTTTGGTTCTTCAGTGATAAATTGTGAGAATGATTCTGTCAATTTAAACTTCTCTCTTTTTACCGATATTGTATTTTGTCTCTAAGTCCCACTCGTTCTTTTCTTTAAACGCAATCACTTTGATTTGTGATAGTGGTGCTTTAGGTTCTGCTACACCCATGAGTTCAATCAAACCCCAATCACTTAGTAGTGATGCAATAGAGTTTCTACGTTCAATATCGTTCTGGTTTATGTTTGTGTCCTTACCATCAAGAGCGAATAACTCTTTAAAGTGTACGATGTAATATCGTCCTTGTTTATGTAGGATATGACACGACTGATAGAGTTTTCTCTCTTTACGAGATGCAACTCCAATACGACTTAATGTCTCACGAACCTTCAGAAAATCATCTGGTTCTTTTAATTTTACTTCGAGCATCCTTTCGGGCTGCCAATCAATTTCATTCATTTTCTTCCACCTTTATTCAAACTATCTTTTATAGTATTAATTTGTTCATTATCAAGTATCTTGAGAGCGGCCTTTGCTTTTTCATTACTATAACCAAAATACTCTTTTACATACTCTAAATCTTTCAACTTACTCGCCTTTACCCAAGGAGCATATCGTTTCTTAGACCTAATAGTATTTAGTAAAAAATCATATTGTAGTTTTGAATCAAGGTGGTGTCTCATATTCATCTCATTGACTAACATAATAGTGTCATTGAAAGGAGCGAGACATTTATTGATAATGTACGGTGAATACTTCTTCGTCCACATAGGGTCATCTGAGTCTAACAGATTTTCCTTTGTTTCGTTTATGGACTTGAGGTAATGTTTAAGTTCATATCCACTCATTTGAACTGAACTTGCGTCATAATCTCAATCATAAATGCAAGCATATTGATTTCTTGGTCTGCAACGAATGCTGACTTGTAAGAATAATCTGCTGTAGCAAGTACGAGATGAGGTACAGTTTGAGGTTGGATATCTTCATAAAGAGCATCATATATCTTACGATACATACGAGATGGGTCATTATCAAGATTGTTGGCAACCCATTTGCGAATAGATTTGAAGTCCTTTTCTTTGAGGAATGAATTCAAATCCTTCATATTCGTTTCTGAGATGTTAACAAGTACACCACTGTCAATCATACCAGAAGTTGAATATCGTTGCAGTTCGTTTAGAACTCTTCTCCAATCGGGAAAGTATTTCTCAACAACACCAGCAACTGCTTTAGGTTGATACTGAACACCCTCTCCATCTAGAATAGTCTGAACACGCTTAAAGAATTCTCCAGCGAGTTTAGGTTTCTCTGATGCTGGAATACGAAATTCTATAACAGAGCATCTAGAGTGGAGAGGGTCGATGATTCGGTTTTTGAAATTACAGGTAAGAATAAACCCACAGTTCTTATGGAACTCTTCTATAAATCCTCTCAACGCAGGCTGAGTAGATTGAGGGTTTAAGTAGTCTGCCTCATCAAGAATAACGAATTTGCGATTACCATCCATAGAGACAGTAGAAGCAAAGTTCTTAATCTTGTTTCGCAGTACATCAATACCCGATTCTTCAGAACCGTTTATCATCATATAAGTAGCGCCTAGTTCCTCAAGCATTGCTTTTGCAACTGTGGTCTTACCTACCCCAGGCCCGCCAGTAAGTAGTAGATTAGGAATATGTCCATCATCTACGAAGGCCTGGAAAGTCTTTTTTAAATCATCAGTAAGAACAGTCTCACTGATTTTCTTGGGACGAAACTTCTCGACCCATAACATCACATCATTCATAATATAAAACTCCTTGTTGGGATTATTTTGCTTCTAGAGCAATAAAGTATTCGATTTGTTTATTCACATGTGCGAAATGCGAAATACCTTTATCGGATACCTTTACTTTATAATCACCTCCAAGCAGTTTTAAGTTCTCAACTTTGAAAAAGTATGTGAAGTCATTCGGTGAATTATCACCAACTTTAATACTGAAGTCGTTAGAAGTTTCATTCTTACGGTCAGTAACAGTCAGTTCAATATCACCACCAGTTGTACCTTTAAGTACTACATCTGGAACACCCAATACTGCACTCGCTTTTTGGATTGCACTAAAGGTGTCTTGTGTAAACGTAAACTCTACGTCTACTGAAGGCATAGTGATTTCCGTTTTCGGAGTAGTCACTACGGATGGGTCACTAAAGAAATACTTCAGTGAACTACCACCGCCTTCTTCATTCAATCGTACCGACTGATCTCCAAAGTCCAATGTAGGACTCTTAAACAGCGACATCGCTGAGAGGAATTCATTCAAATCGTAGATTGCGAATTCATTTGAAAAGGAATCTGGAATGGTTGCCTTCGCTACAATGTTTTTCATTGCAGACATTGTGTTTATCACATTACCAGATTTAACCAAAAGGTTTTGGTTTATTGTTGAGAAGTTCTTTAGAACGTCTTTGGTATCAT